CTAGTCCCATTACGTGGACCCTCCGTTTTTAAAGATATCCGAGATTCCGCCGCTGATGTTGTTGCCTGTCGCCACGGATGTGTCGTTGAAGTTCTTCCCGAGAGCGTCCCATGCGCTCTGCTCATTCGTGGCGATGTTGTTCCAGTTCTTGTTGATCCCGTCGTTGTATCCGGACTGAAGCTGCTGGTTCGCCCCGGTCGCGCTCAAGCCCTGCCCAGCGAGTCCGGCGTAGTTGCCGATTTGCTGTTGCTGGAAATCGTTGTTGTTCGTGTACTGCTGCTGCTGCTGTCCGAAGTTCTGATTGTTCGTGTCGAGCATCTGCTGGTAGGCGCTGTTGTAGTTCGTCATGCCCATCTGATTGGCGTTGTTCGAGAGCGCCTTGAGCATCCCGCCACCCGCACCACCGGAGGCTATGGCCTGAGCCTGGATCGACTTGTTCGCCATGTCCGTCGAGTACGCGGCGGAAGGGTTCAGATAGGCATCCACGCTATCCGGAGAGGTATTAGAAAGCGCCGGGCCGGTCGCCTGCTGCCGATCCTGGATCGAGGCAGCGAGCCCGTTCGTGCCGGTGACGCCGTTCGCGGTGTACGGGCTGTAGGCTGCGCTTGCGTCTGCCTTGCCCTGGTTGAGCACGTCCGTTCCAGCGTTGACATCGTTCTGATATCCCGCCATCCCTGTGGAGATGTCCTGGGAATTCCCGTACCCTCCGACGATGGGACCAGCAACTTTCGCGGCGGCGGCGGCAATGAGCGGCCACATGGTTTGCTCCTAAGTTTTCGCCGGTTGGGCGATGTAAAAGAATTGCGAGAACGTGGTCCCGACAGGAATAGAGATGCGGGTCGTTCCGGGTGGATAGAAGACTCCAGCCACCTCGAAGCCCAGGAGGGCGGTATACGGAAGGTCCACGACCAGCGGTGCGACCAGCGGAGTCGAGGGAAGCCAATTGCAGTCGCAATGGATCCCGTTGAGGACGTACTTGAAGTCCTTCGAGGCCATCGAGTTCTTCGCGATGTTCGCTTGGAGCATGTCGTCCGAAATGGACTTGAAGAACCGCTGCCAGACCATCGCGAAGAATCCGGGCCTCGCCTTGTCGAAGACTTGCGTCTCATTCGGGATCGGGAACAGGTTGGCACTCATCCCCACCTCGCAGGTCGGGCGTTCACCAGGAGCGCCACAAGGATGAATGGAACGGGGTCAGTCATGACGATCCGGTATTGCCGGTTGAGTCCAGAGCCGCCAGAGGGGACCCTGGAGCGCGTCGAGGGCTGTCCCTGCCGTCCGATGGGTGCGGACACCTCATCCGACCAGGGCGGTGTCCCGAATTCGGCCCAGGATACCTGCACCGTGGGATCGACGCCGACGCCCGCCGCCGTGTTGACCGCGGTGCCGCTTCCCTGGTTGCAGATGACTTGCGCCCAGTAGTACATGATCCGCACGCCCAGGGAGAAGGCGAGGGGGGTCGTCTTGACGCACCGGATGTAGTTGACGCCCGAATCCATCGGATTGTCGTTCTGGTAGTAATTGGCGTCCAGGACATAGGTAGCCGACGTGGATGCGTCCCCGATGATGATCTGGTCGCCCGTGGACTCGCATGCGTACATCCCATCCCACCGCGCCAACAGGCCTGTGGACTGGATGAGCTTGGTCCGCTCGTGCCATGCGTTCGTGACGGTATCGTAGACCAGGGTCCGGGAGACGGTCGGGAACTGCATGACGTAGAAGGAATGTCCGTTCTGCGCGTAGCAGTAGGCAGCGCAGTCACTCCATTTGCTCATATCTTCGATGATCTGCTCAATGCCCCGCGTCGAGATCCGAACCGGAGCCATTCCGCCCGCATTGGTCCAGACTCCAAGGGTTCCCGCCGTGTCGGTGCCTAGGAAGAAAATGGAGTTCTGGTAGACAGCCAAGGAATAGGGCGCATTGCACCCCATGTTCAGGATGGCGCCCTGATACCGTGCGAATAGTTGCCCATTGTAGTTGCCGGTGTTGTAGTGGACCTCGCAGCTATTCGTACCGAGGAGCCAGATGTAGTTGTTGCAATTCGTGAGGGCATTGATGTTGTCGGCTTGACCAATCTTGGCTCCTGAATTCAATGGATTCCAGTAGCCATTTGCGACAGCGGGATCGTATGTGTAGTCCACATTCGCGAGGGAATAGACGTAGTTGAAAGTCGAGTAGAAGTATTGATTCGTGTTTGGATTGTTGACAACGAAACAGGTATCAATGAACGTGACAAAAGTTGGAGCAAGCGTTCCCGCCCCAACGCCTGGGAAATACTCATCCGTGATCTTGGTGAAGACGCTGACTGGAACGGAAGGAGGATCGCTGGTCCTTACGGCAGGGCTGAAGAGCTGGATAATGTACCCAGACTCCCCGTCCACCAGCATCAAAAGCGGACCGTTGTCCGCCATCTTCACCGGGCCCGCGAACGTGTTCAGCACCCCAATGAAGGACCGCAGGCCGTTGACCATGATCTCGTAGACCTTGGCCCCGAAGACCATGAACTGCCGACCCGTGAGCAGGCTGCGGTAGTTCGCCCGGCAAGCGCCTTCGTTGACGGAAGGAATCGCCCCGAACCTTCGGAGCCCGGGATTCTTGACGAGGTAGTACGCGGCCTTCGAGTCCTCGGACTGCGCATTCTCCAGGTGCATGTTATGGCACGACTCAACCCCAAGCGAAATGATCGCGGTCGAGTAAGGCTTGTCCCCAAGCGGTAGCGTTTTCGTCTCGGCTGGAACCTGGACCGGCATCACATCCCCGCGTAGAAGTTGAAGCCCGAGCCGCGCTGCTTGAGCCCGTTCGGCATGTTCCGGATGCGCATGGTCATCATGTTCGCCGTCAGATGCTTCAGCTCCCCGGCGCACTGCTGGTAGACCACGGAATCCATGTCCACGCCGTACTTCGGAGCCAAGCGCAGGCCGGTCGCGAGGTAGAGCGGGGCGAACCATTCCGGCGGGTCCATGAACGGGTCCGAGACGTTCGCGTAGTCGGTCATGTAGGCCATGCCCTGGACGCGCACGGACCAGCCAGCGCAGAGGCCAGGGTAGAACCAGATATTCTGCTTTGGATAGCTGGTGTCGATGTAGGCCCCGGCAGGCACCGCAAACACGTTCGTCAGGACCAGCGAGCGGTAGTCTTCGTAGGGGAAGATCGGGACGTTGTGGACTAGATTCGAGCCGGGGTTTGATCCGGCGATCACGGTCACTTGATCGATGGAGCTTGGCCGGGTCGCGATGTCCCCGCCGACTCCCAGGGAAATGCTCGGAGTCTGCGCCCCGATGGTCACGACTTGGTCATAGATCTGGTAGTTCTTGACGTTGAGAGACCAGCCCGCCCTGATTGAGTTCAGGACGAGCATAGCCTCTTGCATCACGTTCGCCGGAACAACATCCCCAAGGCTGATGATTCCCACTTCGCGCAAGGCGAGGAAAAGGAGGTCGTAAACAGTGGATGTCGCTGGCGAACTTGCGCCCATGATGCTCTCCTAGGACAAAGGAATGGGCGGGGTGCTGTCCCCCGCGCGATGGAGAGCTACGAGCGCAAGCGGACGATCCAAGCGGGCTGCGAGGTCTTGATGCCGTAGGCACCGTCCAGCCGGGAGATGAAGCCGGGTCCACCCGTGCCGACGCCGCCGCCGAACGCCGCCGAAGCGCCGATCATGTCGTAGCCGCGAAGAAATCTGAATTTGAACCCTTCCAGGTCGTCGCCCTTCAGGACTTCGGCCATGTCCATCGAAGACTTCTTCGGGATCGTGAATTCGGGCGAGACCGCCTGGATTGCCTTCCTGTGGAAGATGATGGACTCGACGCCGGAAAGCCCCTGCGAAGCGGCACCGACCGAAGCGCCACCCGTCAGCGAGAAGACCACCGCGTTGGGGGTCGCGCTGATGTTCTGGTACTGGCCTCCGGTGATCGGGCACGGGCTCACGACGATGGTCGTGGAGTTGGTCACCGAGATCACCTGGAACTGGAACGGCTCGGAGGTGGTGACCTTGGTCAGGGGGTTCACGATGAACGGCCCAGTGGTGGGGGCCATGAACACGTCGCCAGGGTTCGCGGTGCCGGACATCGTGGCCACGGTCAGACTCCCGGTTTCGGTCCATCCGGTGGCAATGGAGCCAGCCGAAGGGGTGAAGGACGGGGTCGAACCATTGGTGTGCGAGGCGAGGGACTGCGAGAAGGAGAACTTGATCCCTGCCAGGACGCCGACGACGCCTGCGCGATACATCTCATCCAACTTGAGCAGGGGGGAGAACACCGTCTGGTTGGCCTGTCCGAGCTGCGCGTTGGCGGTCGTGGATAGGATGCCGTGGCAATCCCCGTCGCTTCCGGGCATGCCCTGGTCCTGGAGGATCTGCTTGGCCTGCATGATGAGCGCCACGGTCATGGCGGTGCCGTAGATGCCGATGGCGTAGCCTGCTGCGTTGGGGACGGCAGAGGCGGTATTCAAGCCCGCAGTACCGAGGCCCGCGCCCGCGTTGGCACCGGGTACCGTGCTGTTGATGATCGAGTTGTGCAGGCGAGCGTCCGCGATGGCCGCGAGGGTCGCCATGGCTGGCGTGATGATGCGCGAGCTGAACTTCTCCAGCTTGAGCATCAAGTCGCCTTCGGCGAACGACAGCGGGGTCGTCAGGGTCCGATTCACGAAAATCGTGACGGCGTTCTCCTGGACGGTCGAGTTGGCGGCGACCCAAGCCATGTTGTCGTCGGTCACGAGGACGTTGATCGGCTTGCGGAAGGTGTAGGAGTTGCCGATCTGGTCAATCGGGTCCGCGAACTTGTCCGAGTAGGACCAGTCCACCTTGTTGCCGAAAACGAGATCATTCTCGAAGTTGAGCAGGGCTTCGTGCGAGATGATCGCAGGAGTGAGGAGAGAAGACATTGAGACACCTGTTTCGTTGGAGTGCGTGCTTGGACTGCGCTCGGTACACATCTGGGCGGTGAGCAATGGTGCCTAGATGGACGATTCAGGAGTTTTACAAGGTCTGCCCTTGATTCTGCTCGAAGCGTTGGCCCTGGCTGAGTTTTACGCCGTCACAGGGCGTCCAGGGCCAACGGATTCAATATAACACTATTCCTACTTCCCCGCTTCCCGCCATTTGCGGTATTCCGCTTGCGACATCTTGGAGGGATCCTTCTTGACGGGTGCGCTGGCCCCTTTGAGCTGGGTCGGAATGGCGGCGGCGATGTCCTGCTTGGTCCGTTCAAGGGCCTGGATCGGTTCGCCTTCCTCCTTCTTCGCGTATCGGGCCTCTCGGTCGATCCGGGCACTCATCTTGTGCATCTTCCGGATGAAGTCGGCGGGATTGCTTCGGAACATCTCATTCAGAAGAGCTTCGTTCGTGGTGATGTCGAAGATGAGTTCCCCGACATTCTCGTCCATCATAAGTTCTTGCGCGACTGCAGGGTGGATCTTCACGCCGGAATCCAGGATCCGGTCCAGGAATTCTGATGCTTCTTTGATCTCCGGATTGCGGGTGAACGATTCATTCAGATTCCGCTGGTAGGTGGTCGTCAGTTCCTCGTTCTGCTTGGCGACGATCTGATTCCGTGTGCGCTCTGCCGCCTTGGTCTCGAAGTCGCTCAGGAGCTTGGATGCAAGCGCCTTGTCGCGGGCCTTGAGGAATTCTTCCGGGTCGGAGTAGTCGGACGCCTTGATGTCCTCCGGCCCCTTCACCTCTGCGAACTTGGCTTCCCTGGCCGCCAATTCCCTGAGCCGCGCTTCCGCTGCCTCTGCCCTGGTCTCCGCTGTCTTGCCGCGCTGGTAGACCTCATGGAATCGGGAGTAGGGAACGTGCTGCGCTTCGGGCTCGGGCTTCGCTTTCCAGGGACGCTCGACCTCCTTGACGGGCTGGACCTGGGTTTCGAGGCCACCCTCGGGCGCGGTCGTCTCTGTGGTCTGGACTTCGGTCGTCTCGCTCATAGGATACTCCTGGGTGATAGGTCGCGGGCTTCTTGTCGGTTCGCATCGTGGTCGTGGTCGAGGCCCTTGTGGAACGTGTCGATGTGGCCGTCGAGGATGTCGAGCTGTGCGTCCGCGTTCTTCTGGGCTTCGATGAGTTCCTTGTCCACCGCGCCCTTGTCGGAGATCTCTGCGGATTTCCCTTGCAGCCGGATCTGTTCGAGCCGGAGCTGGTGCGCGTGGTCGTTCTGCTGGAGCGCGAGCTTTCCGTGCGTCTCCTCGCGAATCTTCGAGATGCCTGCCGCCTGATCCTGTTGGAGCTTCTGGAGTACCTGCTGGAGCCCATGGAGCTGCTGAAGGAGCTGCGCGGCATTAGCCTTCGCCATCTCTCCAGAGCTGTCCGCATTCGTGGCGTTCGATGCGGCCAAGATCTGCGGAGGCACGCTGGCCCGCATCCGTGCGGCCACGTCCTCAGCCCCGTCGAAGTCCATCAACTGCATCGCGATGTCGCCGTACAACTGCCAGAAGTTCGGCACCGTCTTCGCGATCTCGATCAGCTTGCCCAGGGCTTCCGACCGGCGCGATTCGTAGGACGGACCCTCCTTCAGGACCACCGAGTAGGAGCCGACAGAAAGGTCGTGGAGGACCTGTTCGCCGTTCTCCTCGTAAGGTTGATTGAGCTGGACCGTCGAGACGTTCCCGTCCGTCCCCATGATCTCCCGTATGTGCGGGTAGCTGAAGTAATGCGGGATCAGATCGACCAGGAGATCGCCGGTCCACTTCTTCGCGTCGTTCCACTTGTCGGTGTAGGCATAGGTCCCGATGTTGCCCTGGTTGACGTGCATCTGCATCGTCTCGGTCGCCACGTTGTCGGGCAGCTCTGCCAGCGGGTCACGGATGCCGATGGCGGCGCGGAGGTCGGCGTCCGCTTCCTGGGACACCTGCATGTAGCCCGATGGCGGCGGCGGGGCGTCCAGGCGCTGCGGCGGGGCGTCCAGGCGCTGCGGCGG